TACAGAGTTGTGCCAGTGCTTGAGCTGATACGCACATCAGAGATCACGTTGATACTGTCTGCACCAAACACATACAAGAAGTTGTTGGCAGATACTAATTGAGTAATGTTGCCAATCAGTGTGGAGTCATTAAAGATGATATTGCCAGCAGTTGCACTGTAAAAGTCATTGCTTGTGCCGGCTGCTGTAAAGTACAAAGTTCTGCCGTTGGCAATCCAAACACGCCCTGAGAACGATGCTATGCAAGTACCAGGCTGAGAAACAATTGCTGCAGTAATAGTTTGACCGCTACCAGCACTGGTGATAGTGACGGCAGGAACACTGGTGTAACCCGTACCTGTTGTCAGTCCTGTGCCGTAAGCAGACACGCTGGTGATTGCTGTACCGTTGGTGGTCAGCGAGATGACGGCTCGTGTACCACCTGTTTGGTTTGGTAAACCCACCACGGCTGTGGCAGTTGTGTACCCCGTACCCGTACCCGACAGAGTAAAAGTCAAAGAACCTACTTTAACAAGATTTGTACCATCCCACTGAAAGTAACCATTTGTCGGGTCAATGATAATGACTAGGGTGTTGTTCCACTGAGTTGCTTGGACACCAGAAGCAGAAAATGTACCAGCCGCCCCGATGGTAACTTTAGCGTTTGTCGCTACGTTGATGGCTTCACATCTGCCATCAGTTTGAAAAGCAATGTAATAGTTGGTTGTGCCAATGTCGCCGTACTGGGCGTAATAGACGGTTGAGCCAAAAGTGACACTAGAAACTGTAGTGGGCGCAGGAACAATCCGGAGATTGCCATGACCAATAGGCATAGCATTCTCCAACCAAGCAAATTCAGTCTCCTTGATAGAAGTCCTGTTTGCTTTGGTGTTTACCCCATCAAAGTCTTTGGTGATGTGGTAATCTTTTTTCTGTTCTTGCGTTGCCACTATCTGCACCCCCAGCGTTTACGGGCAGCTTTGCCTCGTTCACCTTTCCAGTTTTTACTTCTGGCACAAAACGACTTGTGTCTTGGACCAGACTTCTGGGGAGCTTTTAGATTGCTGCCAGTGGCACGGTTATACTTGGCTCGGCCTTTTGCAGTCAAGCCACCTCCCGCCCTAACGGACTGTTTCTCTCCTCGACCAACGGATAAGTTAGGGCCTTTTTTTCTAGGCATATTGTCTTGTCCCAGATTTGTCAATGATGAGTGCCATATTACGTGGTTCTGCATCCTCTGTGTTTGGAATTGATGCGTGAGTCCACCTGTCAAACTCTCTTATGCACTGGTCATATTTGAGATCAGACGCAATGATGGCGCTGACAACTTCATCTGGTGTCATGCCAGGCACACGAAAATCGCAAGCGCACCCACGCCGATGTTGTGATTTATCAGTCGAACCCACCGCACGGTTTACCTCTGCACTGCGAAACGCACTATTGACCATGATAGGTTTGCCACCTAACAATGTCTTTATTTGCTCAAGAAAATTAGCCAAACGCACAAGGTTGGCCAACTCTTCATCATTGGGCGTGTTGTCGTATTCACGGTGGTCTGTGAACGTCAATTCTTCAAGTGTGAAATGTGGACTTAGGTTCATGGCGTAGGACTCGATTTGTGGAGCAATTGATCCTTGGCTTGGCTACCCGCAGAAGACCCAAAATAAAACGCTATGATGCCCGTCCAAGCCGTTCCTAGACTACCTAACATCAACATCAACGCATCAGACGTTTTGAAATGTTCGGTCATCAAACCAACCAAAATACCAAAAAATCCAATGGTGACGGCAATAGCCATCAAGCCAGGTATATAAGACTGAGTGGTGGCTTGCATCTCACGGGCTGATTTGCGGTCGTCCACTGCAATCTTTTCAAAGTCTAAACCAAGTTCTTGCGCCCGTGCAGCCATCGCCAATTCTGCAGTTTTGATCTGAGCAATCTGGTCAGCCGTCAGTTTGCCGTCAGCAATAGTTTTGTTAACGTCTTTGGGGTCAATGCCTACAGCTTTACTGATTGCATCTACTGCCAAACCAGCAAGAGGGCCGCCAAGGGCTGTGGCAATTGTGGGAGCAATTTGTTTTAGCCAATCCATCATTTTTCCTTTGCTTCGTTTATCAGTTTTTCAATTTGTTTTTGTTGGTGCTGAGTTTCTTTCTTTGCCTCAAGAATGTCAATGTACATGAATGCCATCAATGGAAGCATTAAGGCAAACACAATGCACATTGCTATCAGACCTATCAAAAACCCCATCTGACCCTCCGATCCATCACGATTAACCAAAACATCAGGTACAGGTACAGGATAACTATTGCCACCACCACTAGATACAGAGCCTTGTCTTGCAGATCGCTTATCATTTGCCTTCGTTGCCATGATTTAAGTCTTTCCCGCTGTTTTTGCTCTTCCTCTTCTTGTGCCTGTTCTTGCTGGATAACCTTTCTCATTTCTAGAAAATCTGTATATACAGCACCCAGTTCTGGTGGGCTTTGATATATCAGAGTCTCTCTCAGTTCGACTTCCATCTGCGCCATTCTGCGCTGTGCCAACACTCTGTCTAATGCTTGCTGGTTGAGGGAAGATTCTTTCTTCTTTGGCTTTGTCTCTTCTTCTTTGACAACCTTGACTAGGGTTTCTTGCGCTGTAAAGAACTTACCCAAGTGCTTGCTGATGTCTTGCATAACATCAACCACTTCAGCACCTGCTGCTTTGTATTCTTTATACAAAGCACAACCTTGCTTGACGTAGCCAACAGCAGCACTTGCAGCCGCAAGCAAAGTGATTGGATCAATTTCATGCTCCTATCAATTTCTTGACAAACTCAGCCGCCACGCCTGGGCCAAACAAAACGCAGATCATTACCACATACAGCAAGTATTCAATTTTGGTCATGCGCTTGTCGCCATCAGCCAATGACTTTTGAATAGCTTCGTACCGTTGGGCGCAGATCGCTTCATGCACAGCAAAATCTATTTCAAGTTCTTCACTCATTTATAGGCCATCCTTGAGTAGTTACAACAGTAATCAAAGCAGGTACGTCAGCCGCACCAGCAATCGCTGTCTTTAGTCTTTCCACTTCTGCCACCACTGCCGCACGATAAGTAACCGTTGCCGCAGGAATGTCTACGTTTCTCTCAATCTTGCGTATATACATCCAATCTGTTGCGGCCAATAACTTGTTGGCAGTATCCTTGACTTGTGCTGTCCAGTTTGTCTTGAGTCCATCCAAGTCTTTAGGGTTGTCATGTCCCCACCAGAATCTGTCGTCATACGGTTCTGGGTCTGCTACTTCTGTGATACCAACTGCATTCTTTTCTTCAATAGAAGTCAGACGTAGCCAATTGGCAGGGTAGTGCGTACCATTGATTTCAAATGGTGTGTCTATAGGTAATGGGTTGCCGTTGAGTAAAAACATGGGTTACCTCGCTAGAGAAAGTTTGAATGGGTTTTCGGCAAAGGCGGCATAAATGTAAGTTACTCCGCTACCATTTGTATAACCTGAAGATGAGGCATCATTTCTAAATTTAATGCCGTTGCTTAAAAAGTCTTCATAAGTAGAAGTTGTTGGAGTTGAACCCCCATTTTCCGCACCACTACTGTTTGGTCTTAAGTAATTGCCAGTCACGTTGTATGGGTTTATAGAAGAATCTAACATTACCCAATCTTGCAAACCAGTTGACTTAATCAATACAAACCTTGGTCTAAACCCAAGGTACACAAACGGCCCATCAGTAGCGCCATTGCCTGTGTAGCTACCAAACTTGGAATAGCCAGCTACTTCTGCAAAGCAGTAGGCGACATAGTTGTTTGCTGACATATTTACTGAGTTCTCATTACCCAATGTAAATACACTGCTTGATGGTGCTGTGTCGTTCCAGACTGTGCTTCCAGTTTGGACTGCGCTGGTTTGATCTAGATAGATAAACTTTGTTGCGCCTAGTGAAGCATGATAGACAAACCAGCTTCTAGCAATTCCGTTTGGAGTTCCTCTAGCCTTCACAATAATCATCTTGGGCGCAACACCCAAGCCATGACCAACTGTTGCACCGCTTGTAGAGTTACCCGCATATGTCACCACGCTAAAGCCTTGCGTAGCACCTGCGCTTACAGTTGATGTGATAGAGCCAGATGCGTTGGATGAGGATGAGCCACCATTGGTATTCCATTGCCAAGCAACATAAGTACCTGTACCACCAGACGCATTGACAGAGCCAACAGTAGATGTTTCTGTACCCAATGTAAAGCCATTGGTACTAAATGCAGTAATGCCTGTGCCAGCCGTTGCTGTGGCTTCAGCATTTGTTAAGTTTGAAAAT